CTAGTATATTCAGGGAAGATTACCCTCGTGATTGCCTTTGTTACCCTCAGTTTTATCAATGGTCACAAGGACTTTGTCGAGAAAAATCCACGCAGTTTCATCATAGGATGTTTGGGATTTGCACTGTTAATGTCAATTGCCAGTGCTTTTATTGCAGCAAATAGATACGGCGCGTGGGGAAGTGCCGCATTCATTACATTTCTGTTCTTCTTCTTTTACGCCGTGACCCGTGAGTTTTCAGGATACTATGCTCTTATGAGCGGTGGCAAAGAGGCGACTCAGAATGAAGCAAAAGAAAGAAAGATACTGATACCAATTGGTGTTGTGATTGTTCTTATTGGTCTTATTGCTGGCGGATTCTTGGTGAATAAAACACGAGTGCCACCTCCCTCCCCGGCCGATATGAAATTTGTAAGATTTCCAGTTGAATTACTTATTTTCATTATAATTGGAACTGCGGCTGAAACGCTCATCAGCCGGCAACACGGGGACAAATCAATTGCAGGTATAGGTTTAAGTGCTGTTATTTATATAATCGCTCATCTCTACCTCCAGTATGGCGGATTCTATGACCACTCCTTTGCACCAATCAACTTTGAGGTACTCAAAGAAGCTTAAAAAGGCGGGCTTCTAGATGAGTATGCAATATGAGCGGCTGTCACATCTCGAACACATCCTTAAGCGCCCCGACACCTATATCGGATCCTTGGCACCCGAGTCCACCCCTCAATGGACCCGAGTTGCCAAACATTTTGAATATTCTGTATGTGTGGTATCTCCTGGGCTGGTGAAGATTTTTGACGAGATTTTGGTCAATGCGATTGACCAGTACTCGCTGCACCCCAAAAAGGTGTACAGAGTTGAAGTTATTGCTGGAAATGAGTTTGCATATGTTCGAAATTTCGGAGTTTCCATCCCTATCAAAAAGCACGCGACTGAAAAGGGGACTGATGGGAAGCCCATTTGGATTCCAGAACTCATCTTTGGCCACCTGTTGACGAGTTCCAACTATAATGACGAGGAACAGCGCGTGACTGGTGGTCGCAACGGCTACGGCGCGAAGCTGGCCAATGTATTTTCAAAGAAATTCGAACTCACTATTTGGGATGGCAAAAGGTCCTACAAACAGGTTTGGACCGATAACATGAGTAAGGTTTCAGTTCCGGAGATTTTGGAAGGAGTCGGGGGGATGCCATATGTCCAAGTCCAGTTCTGGCCCGACCTTGAGCGATTCGGAGGACCGGGTGATTTCATGAATGTGGCTTTCAGGCGCACATGCGACACCGCCCTCTGGTGTCCGAAAGCAAAGGTAGTTTTCAACAATCTTGAGATTGAAGTGAAGAGTCTTGAGGAGTATGCCAAGATGCACGGACTGGAAACAGTGGCCAAGATGCACACAGAGAACTTTGAGATTGTTGTGGGCCACTCGCGTTCCGGCGGATTCCAGCAGTGCTCGTGGGTAAACGGCATATCCACTACAAAGGGGGGGACTCACGTGGACAAGGTGGTCAAGACGCTCGTTGACCATATTTCCAAAGACAAGAGGTGTTCGACGCTCAAGTTTGCGCAAATCAAGGCGAGTCTATTTGTTTTTGTGAAGGCGGTCATTGTCAACCCCACATTCAGCAGCCAGACCAAGGCGGAGTGCACATCAAAGATTTCCGATACACCCAATTTTCCACCAAAATTCATCAAAGATGTTTTCTCCTCGGGTGTTTTGGACGATTTGGTTTCGAAGGGGGTGTCTGTGGTCGACAAGGAGCTCAAAAAGACAGATGGGTCTAAAAAGACTCGTATTACTGGTGTTCCTAAGCTTGACGACGCCAACTGGGCTGGTACCCACCGGAGTACCGAGTGTACGCTTATTATTACAGAGGGCGACTCGGCGAAAGCCCTTGCCATTGCCGGGCTGAGCGTTGTGGGTCGCGACAAGTTTGGCGTGTTTCCACTCCGGGGTAAGCCGAGAAATGTCCGGGACGCGACGATAAAACAGGTGACTGATAATGAGGAATTTTCCAACCTCAAAAAAATCCTCGGCCTCCAACATGGCAAAATCTATAATTCTCTGAGAGAATTGCGGTACGGCCGCCTGATGATTATGACGGACGCCGACCTCGATGGAAGCCACATCAAAGGGCTCGTCTTGAATATGATTCATGTGTACTGGCCACAATTGATTGGACTCGGGTTCCTGGTGAGTATGGTGACCCCAGTGATTAAACAGGGGAAAACCTGGTTCTTCACAGAAGAGGAATTTAGGAATGCAAAGGAGTTTCCTTCGGGGACTGCCGTCAAGTACTACAAGGGTCTCGGCACATCAACATCCACCGAAGCAAAAGAGTACTTCAAACAAATCGATAAACTCACAGTTTCCTTTACTTCCGACCCAAACATCACACAATCGATGACTTTGGCTTTTAGCAAGGCACAAGCAGATGACCGCAAGGAGTGGCTCACGAAGCACATGGCATCCCCCCCAAAGGGAATCTCATACGGCCATATCAAAACAATTAGCGTTTCCGACTTTATCCACAGGGACATGGCAAACTTTAGTGCCGAAGACATTAAACGGAGCATCCCCCACGTGGCGGATGGCCTCAAACCGAGCCAGAGAAAGGTCATCTATGCCGCCCTCAAAAAGAATCTAATTCAGGACATGAAAGTGGCTCAACTCGCCGGATATGTTGCTGAACAGACGGCGTACCACCACGGCGAGGCAAGTCTCCAAGGGACAATTGTAAACTTGGCCCAAAACTTTGTTGGTTCAAACAACTTGAACTTGCTCGAGCCGAGTGGGCAGTTTGGCACGCGACTTGCAGGTGGGAAGGACGCTGCGAGTTCGAGGTACATCTTTACTCGCCTCGCACCATATACCAAAAAGATATTTGACCCAAACGACAATGAGGTGTTGACTTATGTGGCGGACGACGGCCAGCAGGTGGAACCCGAGTTTTATGTTCCTGTTGTTCCTGTTATTTTGATAAACGGGGCGGAGGGGATTGGCACGGGTTTTAGCTGTTATGTTCCTCCGTTTGACCCAGAGGCTGTGAAGCACAACATCCTGTGTGCCTTGGAGCAGGTCCCGATGGCACCTATGAAGCCATTCTTCAAGGGGTTCAAAGGAACGGTCGCCAAGACGAAGGATCACACTTGGGTCATGAGTGGGGTTGTCGAGAAAGAGGGGAGCCAGCTTCACATCACGGAGCTCCCGCCCGGAAAGTGGATTCAGGATTTCAAAGAGAATTTGGAGGAGTTGGTCGAAAAGAATGTGATTCAAAAGTACGAGAATCACTCGACTGAAACCAAGCCCGACTTTCGGGTCTGGGGGTTTTCCGGGGACGACCCCGTCAAGGAGCTCGGACTCTTGAAGACAATTCACACAAGCAATATGTACCTGATCGGACCGAACGGCGCCGTGAAAAAGTACGCAAGTCCGGAGGAGATTCTGGTTGACTACATCGACATGAGGGTAAACCTCTACAAAAAGAGAAAGGCCCACTTGATTCAGCAATTAGAATCTGAGATTCAGTGGATCCAGACAAAGAGGGAGTTTATAATGGGTGTTATCAGCGGGCAAATCAAGGTGCTGAACGAGCCTCTTGAGCAGGTGAAGAGCCAGATGCGGAAGCGCAAGTTTGAGGAGGAGTATGTGCCGAAGCTGCTGGACATCAAGACATACAACTATACACAAGAGGAGGTTCAGAAACTTATTGACCTTGACACGCGGAAGAGACAAGATTTGCACACTCTCCGCGCGACAAGTGTGGTGCAGATGTGGAAAAATAACCTGAGTGAGTTGTAGGATGGCGGGATTCTTTCAGGATCTCAAGCCACTAAACAAACTTCAAAAACTTATTGAAACTGAACGTGTTATTCAAAGTCGTCTTATTCCCATCGAAAGACAAATTCAAACTAGAATTCGAAATACAGCCACTGGTGTCACTGAAAAGGGTATAAAAACTATTCAGACACCCCCGGACTCTGTCGCGAAACCTGTGTCTCAAGATGTTGTGTTGAGTCCCGCCCAAGTGAGTGGTTTTTACAAGCCCACAAGCAGTAATGTGATTACATTTTATGTAAATACTGCGTGGCCGAGGATGAATTCAACAGATTTGGTTCCGCTTGGCCCCGGGTGGAGTGTGAATGGTATGACTGGTGTTGCTGGAAATATTGTAGTCACGGGGACAACCAACAAGGAAGGTGTTGCTCAAATTTCAGAAGGAAATTCGGAATCATATCTATGGTCCTTCACATGTCAAACAGATACAGAACAAAACATACAGGGCGTCCAAGGAGTGATTGGAGCCGTGTTGTACCCACCGACCGCCTCGTCCCTTTCAACAAATTCAACAATAGGTCTTTTATCCGGATTTTACTATGTAAGTAACGGGAGACTTGTGTACTATATAAAGGGATCTGGGGTTCCTTTCGGTTTTGGTCCGAGATGGACAGTCACAGGACTCCCCGGGCTTCAAAGCAGCAATGTAGTTACAGTAAACTTTGTCCCAACCTCTGGAATAATAGCAGAACAATTCGATTATGACTCTTATGTAACTCTTCAAGGTGATCAGGTTGAATACAACACAACTACACCAGTCAATTGTACAGCAACTGTAAAACAACCCCTCGACCAAGCCAAAGTCATCGGTGCAAATGTCACTCAAGTAAATACATTTACTTCAAATGTTATTATACATTTAAATCCAAATATAAAAACAACTGGAGGTGCTCCTTTGCGGGAGATTGGTGAACAGGTGAAAGGTCACCAGCCTATATTTCACGATGAAATTAAAGATTTTGACAAAGTTGGTTACAATTCAGCGACATCATATTCTTTGTATGCAGTGGGTCCACAAGAGAAGTACACGACTGGTAAGGATGACACAATTTGGAATACAAGTTGGCCGCAACACTCCAATTTTGTATGTTATCAGCAGTATGTCCCAATTCAGGGGACGAAATTTTTGGGCCAAACGATTACTATTGAGTTTAAGCCCAAAGAATTGGGCGATCTCTTGTGTAACATGTATTTCACTTGTCAATTGCCTGCACTGACAAGCACTTCAAATATATATACAAATCAGGTTGGGAGGTCGTTGATTGCCCAGTGTGATTTTATGATTAATGACACAATTATTGAGACGGTGTATGATGATTGGTTTTTTATTAAGGATCAGACATTTTTGGATGCGGACGAGCAGACTTCTATGTTTTATGCTGTGAATGGTGGTTCTTCGACATCACTAAGTCCTACATCAAATGTGAGTGTGTGTGTACCATTGGAATTTTTCTTTTGTCGCCGGCATTCCCATCTCAACAAAGGGAGAGAGCGGTTGAGACGGCCTTACTTTCCACTGTGTGCTCTTCGTGATCAGTATTTTTACATTAGAATTCAGTTTCAGCCTTGGGTATGGATTTCAAACGATCGGGGAGTCGTCGCACAAGAATTGATAAAACCTGCACTTATACTTGAACAAATTAAACTCACGGAGGTGGAGAAACTCTACTACAAATCAACAAAACTCCGGTATGTCGTGAACCGACTCAAAAAAGAATCGGTCCTTTCATTCAACAGCTTCACAACACAATTGCAGCTGACGGCGAGTTTCCCAGTGCAAATGTTAATATGGTTTTTCAGAAACAAAAAATATGAAACTGTCACATCAACACTCTACAATGATGTGCGGTACGAGTACGGTTTCACAACGAAATATGTACAGACGGCGGTTTCCCTGCCATTTACAAGTCAGACGACATACTTTGTAGACCCCGTAAGTTCACTCAAGATTGTGCTAAATAATACAGATATTACAAGTACATTTCAGGGGTCTCTTTATTATTCATTTAAACAGCCTATGGAACACAACCTGTCTATACCTGCAAAGAACATTTACATGTATTCTTTCGGGTTAAATCCAAAAGAGTACAATGCTGGGGGATACATCAACTTTTCAAAGCTCGATTCGCAAACGACAAATCTTCAAATTATATTGCAGCAGCAATACGCCACACAGGTTGTCCAGGGGTACAATTTATACTTGTTCTACTATGGGTACACCATTCTGGAGTTTGATGGCGGTCACGCCAGGTTGCCGTTTCTGTAAGCTAAACAGCATTTTAGAGTTTTGTATGTATTCTATGATTCCATTGGTGATACACCAGCGCAGAAAGTTTAATTGGGCCACAGTGGTTGTGTACCCGTGGAAATCTATTCTTTCTGTTCTACAAAATGGATCAAAGAGCTTTTTTGAATAACCATCAAGTGATGATTTATACGCGACATGGACTGTAAATATTTTGCCATTAGGGGCTGTATACGCCACATGTCGCGCTTTGGAATAATTCGTGACAAACCATTCCAAATTTCGAAGGGAAATGCCCTTCCTGTGTGAGAGAATATCGTGTAATTGTTCTGCATTCTTGTCGTCGCTGAAAAATCGGGTGAGACTCTCGAGAAGTAAAGTTGACTTATTCATTGTACTATTAATGAATTAAATGTTTAAGCTGTTTGTATGCACTGGCTGTTCCCACACAACTTGAACATTCGAATTTGCCACAGTTTGAGTCTTCAAAACGGGAACCTGGCCCTGATGAAACTTGCAGTACCCGTTCGCCTGGGGCTCCTTGAGGCACCGCTTTTTGCTCTTGAGCGCCCCCTGACAAAACCGAACTTCTACACTCGACGTGTCGCGAACCAGCTGCTCCATCGGAATATCGTACAACTTTGATATTATTTCAATAGACTTGTTGACCCGGAGAGCGACCCTCCTGTTCACCTCCTCCTCGATGAGCTCAAGAATCTGCTGCTCCATCTTTGTACTTACTACTATAGGCTACCGTGTTTTTAAGCAGCCTTGAAAAAGTCCTTGATGGTTCGAACCTCGGGCCGGAATATGATTCTCTCCGCGTCCCGCCCCAAGAGCGGCTCAAGCAAGTCACACACAGGCTTTTTTAGTTGATTTGTGTAATAGTAGTTGTAGTCGATTTTTATCCCGTTGTCCCTGACCCAATCGGGGTCCTCCGCCTTTTCAAACATCTTCCCCCTTCCCTCCACTATGACAAACTGGACCCGGTCCCCCTGTTGAGGCTCTGACCCCGGGGCCCGACTGCGAATCTTGTCGCGAACCTCAACATGGGGCATCTTGACTTTATAGCTCGCAGCCAACTGCTTGCTCATCAACAACTTGCTCGTAGGAACTTCCCCTTTCAAAAGCATCTTTGCCGCCTTCTGGGCAAACACAATAGGAGGCTTCGGGTCGTCACTGTCCAGAATCATCTCAAGCAAAATCTTCAGAGTCTCCCGTACATATTGACAGCTGTCCCGCCGAACCACCTGCAACCCCTTGACATCAACCTTTTTGAAAATAACATTGTCACCCTTCTTTTCGTACATCTTGGCTGCGTACCGCTTTTTCGAATACAGAAAATAAGGGTAATAGACCTTTTCGAGCTCCAAGTCGTTTGGCGCCTTGAAGAGCTTCGTACACTGCTCAGCCGCCTGCTCACCAAGCTGCCAAGAATAGTCTATCGCCTCTTGTCCTTTGCGGCCCTGAACATCAAACTCAACCATTACTGAGTCAGTGTCGCCATACCTCACGTGAGCCCCCGGAAAGTTTGCCTCGACATAATTTTTCGTCTCCTCAATCATCTGACGACCCCTCATAGTAACAGTGGAAGCGATCGCCACCAGAGGCAACATACCCTTGGAAGCCCCCGTAAACCCATAAATAGAATTCATAGAAATCTTGTACGCGAGTTGCTGACCATTGTACACCGCCTCCATAGGTGTGCCTTCCGCCGCCGCCATCAACTTTTTCGCCTTTTTGCGGAACGCTTTGAGGTCAGTGAGAATGAGTGGGAGAAGGGACGCCACCGGTTTCCCGTCACAGGTTTGCGCAAACCTAAACTCTCCAAACTGCTCATACTCAACACCCGGCAAGTTGTCAAACTGTGGATCCATGACCATTGTAGAGTAGCAGAGGTTGTGTGCGCACATAATACTCGGGTACAGACTCGCAAAGTCCAAGGCGGTGATTGGTCCATAGTACGCCCCGGTCTGCGCCTCAAGCACAGTCGCCCCTTGGAATTTATTTTCAGAAATCGATGGACCACTCTTTTTGATGGTTGGGATGAGGAAGCCGAGTTGTCTCGCCTTGTAAGCCATCTGACTAAACACTTTGATCTGCTGGCCTCGCTCACTCAGAAACGAAAGCGGAACCCAGCACGCCTTGGCCATCTCAATTTGATTCTGAATTTGACACAACTTATCAAGTAGTTTGTGTGGAAGTACAGTATCTTGTAGGCAGTATTCTGCAACTTCACCGAGTCGAACGGGGTCACCCTCCAGGTACCTCCCAAAAATCTCCTTGACAGGCATGTCATTCTTCTGGTCCTTGAGGAAATGCTTGGATACATTGTTTAACGAATAGGACTCGAGTTTGTGCTCCCGCTTCACATCTTGGAAGAAATCAAACACATACCGACCACGCATAGGAACCATTTTTAGGAGGTTATTTCCGAGGGCACTTGAGGAGAGATTCTTTGTGACCAATTCGATTGGAGAATTCCGGAATCTTCCCCATGTTGGCGCAAGTCCATTCTTCACAGAGCGAACTTGGAGATATTCCAGGTCAAAACCAAAGATGTTCCATCCGGTAATGATATCTGGATCTATTTCGATGAGATACTTTTCGAATCGTTGTAAAAGCTCTCTTTCAGTTTGGAAGCTCTCGCAGTCTTCTGCTTGTGTTGTTTTTAAGCAGAGGCACTTTCTGGAGAGTGGTTGGTCCGAGCCAAACTGACGGGTCGTCATTCCAATCTGGAAAACCACATCACTCTCTACGGAAGGGTTTGGGAATTCCCCGGTTGACGAGTAACACTCAATATCAAATGATGTGATGATGAGTGGAGCAATGTCGTCTCGGTCCACGGGGGTCAACTCTGCGTCCCAGAGGTTTACAGAACAAGATGTTGAAGTATCATATTCTCCACCCGTAATTTGAAACCACCCGGTTGACCGAATACCGGAGATGTGCATAAAACGCAAAATAGGGTCGAGGTTTGACTCGTACACCTTGAGCTGACCAAAGCCTCTGAATGGACCTCGGTCTATAGTCGCCGCGCAGATTCGCATCCCCTTGAGTGTAGTAAAACTCACCTTGACAAACCTCTCACGAATTTCATTTCGAAATCCCCACAAATCTTTTGCTCGAATTTCATCAATACTTTTAAAGTCGAGAGATTGTGAGAGTACAGTTTTTAAAGCGTTAAAATCATGTGATGGTCTAATTTTAATGTAAAAATAAGGATCGAAAGGGACTGTGACACAGACTGACTTGGCCTGGTCGTTTCTTCCGTAGACTCTGA